TATTGCTGCACCAGATGGTGTCCATATGTTAGAAGATGGTTCAGAAATTGAAACTAAAGAAGGTTTAATCGTTTCTATTAAAGAAGCAATTAAAGAGGGTGATGCTGAAGTTGATGCTTCAGTAGATGAGATGCCAGAAGGTGTTGACGGTGGTGACCCAATTCAAATTGAATTAATAGAAATGTTAAAGGACTTTATGAAAAAGATGGCTGAGAAAATGTCTCAAATGGAGAACAAAATGTACTCAGTTGAAAATGAATTTAACGCATTTAAAAAAGAACCTGCTGCTAAAAAAATAGCTGACGGTAAAACAGAATATAATAATGTTTCAAATAGTTTTGATGATAAAGTGTCATCGGTATTAGCTTTTAGAAACGCAAATAAAAAATAATTAAAAAAACAAAAAAAAACGAATTATGAAAATTTATTCAAAAGAAGAATTTAATGGTTATGTAGTTTCAAGTATTACTGGTTTCACAGACCAATCATCTCAAGAAATTATAGCTAAAGCTCTTATCGGAGCAACAACTCCTGCAAACACAACTATCAAATTAGGTGTTCGCGGAACACAACAAATCCAACTTTTAAACTCAGCACCTTCTTTCCAAACTGGTGCTTGTGGATGGGATGCAAGTGGTACAACTACTTTCACTCAAGTTAGTTTAGCTTCTCAACACGAGAGAGTAAATGAAGAATTATGTTTCCAACAATTATGGGACACATATCAATCTTTATTATTACCTGCAGGTCAAGACCCTGAAACTGTGCCATTTTTGGACCAGATAATTTCTTTAAAGACAAAACAAATTCAGCAACGTATTGAAGGTAAATTATGGTCTGCAACAACTGCAGGTGGTGATAGCTTTAATGGTTTCAATTACTTAATTGCAACAGGTCAAACATCTGTAGCTAACTCAACAGGTACAACTTTTTCAAGTTCAGCCGCATACGGTTCAGCAGGTAACCCAATTACAGAAGTAGATAAATTAATTTCTGTTTTATCTGATGACGCTTTAGTGTTTGATGATTTAGTAGTGTTTATGTCTTACTCTAACTTTAGATTGTATAATCAAGCGTTAGTGAAAGCGAACTTCTTCCAAAACTATATTGGTACAACTAATGTAACAGGAAATATGTCTGCAATTCATCCATCAACTAACGTGAAAGTCTTACCTACATTAGGTTTGGCAGGTTCTGGTAAAGTAGTAATTTTACCAGCGCAATACGCATTTTGTGGATTTGATTTAATGTCCGATATGGAAAAAATGGATGCGTTTTGGTCAAGAGATTTTGACGTATTAAAAATACGCGCAAATTATTCTTACTCGGCTGCTATCGCAACTTTTGCAGGAACTAATTACTTCGCAACAAATAACATTGCTTAGTATTAAAAAAAATTAAAAAAACATAAGGGGTGAAAGTCCCCTTTTATAAACTAAAAAAAATTAAATTAAAAATATTATGAGTTGTTTTATTTCAAGTGGAGTAGCAATTGGTTGTTCTGATAGTATTGGTGGCGTTAAAAAAATATACGTTGGCGGTCAATCAGGTTACACATCAGGCTACACATACAACGCAGATAGTTCAGTAACAGGCGCAACAGATGCTGGTGACGTTACTTACTACGGCTTCGCAATGAAGAGAGGAGTTTCTTCATATGTGCAGACGACTACTAAGTCGTATGAAAATGGTACTGTGTATTGGGAACAAGTTCTTACTGCAGTATTAAATAAAATGGACGCTGAAAAGCGTAACCAATTAAAATTATTGGGACAAAACGATACGTTACAAGTTTTGGTTATTGACCAAAACGATAATGTATATGTGATGGGTCAAGTTAATTTTTCTTACTTATCAGGTGGTGACGCAAACACAGGTTTGGCACTCGCGGATAGAAATGGTATGACATTAATTTTCACAGCACAAGAGCAAGAACCAAGTAGATTATTAGCTGCACCATCAGGTTATACAGGTACAACACCTGAAGCCTTAATTGCTGCGGTATTTACAGGTTCAACGATTGACGGATAATATTCGTCCTAAAGGACAATTTCTATATCTAAATCTAAGAAAAAGGGGACTTTATGTCCCTTTTTTTGTGCTATACACTTCCAATTCAATTTTTTTTATATTTAGTTATAATGATAATATTAAACAAGGGACAAGTTAATGAGTTGGTGTTAAACATCAATAATAACTCAAGAACCGACTTTTCGGGATATACCCTAACATTTTTACATATTCTATCACAGGAAGAAAAATCCTATACTATAAGCACATCAGACCCATTAGAGTTTGCTGAAAATATTAGGTATTGCGAAATAGTATTAGATTTATTTACTGATGATTTAAATTACGAAGGACAATATCAATTAGATATATTTGGTAATGGTACCACAAAAGTATTTACAGGTATAGCAAGATTGAATGGTACTACAGAACAAGGTAATACATTTACTTCATACGCATCTCCTGACGAAGATAATTCCAATTACATTTACATACAAGATTAATTATGAGTGAAGAAAAACAAAAATACCAATTAGCAAAAAGTGATTTTAGACAAGAACCATTACTTCCAATATTCAGTGAAGTTTTAAATCGTTTGGACTACGTCCTTTACGGAGAAGGGAACCTGATGCCACAATTTTTAATATCAAGATATAACAATTGTGCAATCCATAAAGCAATCATAACCTCAAAAAAAGAACAGATATTAGGTGATGGTATTGTCAGTATGAATAACCCAATGGTAACTGTTAATTTAATTAATGATAGTGAAGATGTTACTGACGTGCTTGAAAAGTGTGCGTTGGATTTAGTATTGTTCGGTGGATTTAGTTTAAATGTTATTTGGTCTAAAGACAGAAAGAGTATTGCTGAAATATACCACATTGATTTTAGTAGATTAAGAAGTGGTAAAATTAATCCTGAGACAGATAAGATTGAAAAATATTATTACTGCGCAGATTGGTCTAACACAAAAAAGTTTAAGGTAGAAGAATATGCTTGTTTCAGTCAGAAAGAAAGTGACCCATCACAAATATATTACTACAAACAATATTCACCATCACAATCGTACTATCCGCACCCTGACTACAGTGGTGGACTTAGTGCAATTGAAATTGATGTGAACATAAAAGAATTTCACGCTAATAATTTAAAGAATGGTATGTTACCTTCTTTATGGATTAATATGAATAATGGCATACCTGGTGAAGAAGAACAACGCCTTGTTACACGTGCATTAGAAAGCCAATTTACGAGTGTAAATAATGCAGGTAGACCAATCATCTCCTTCAACGAAAGCAAGGAATTATCCCCTGAAATAACGCAAATAGCTACATCAGGTAACGACCAATACTATCAAACAATTTATGACGATATTGTACGTTCAATTTTGTCTGCACATCGTATTTCAAGTGGTGAGTTATTTGGAATTAGCACTGCAAACAAGTTGGGTAGCAAGGATGAAATAAATACGCATATTGAATATATACGTAAGTCAGTAATACAACCATATCAAAAACAATTGTTGGGTGTATTTGACAAGCTATTAACACTTAAAACAGGTGTTCCAACAACATTAGAAATTAAACCAATGAGTATATATGAAGTAGGTGATATAGAACAACAACCTACAGTAGTAGACACTCCTGAAACCCCAACACAAATATAATATGGCTAACGTACTACTCGTCTCAGAAAATAAAATAAAAGCGTTCACAAATTTAAATAAAAATTGTGATATTGATGCTATACGTGCTGAAATAGGCATTGCGCAGGATTTACACTTGCAGCCACTATTAGGAACACGTTTTTATAATCACCTATTATCTCAAGTAAGCGCAACAGGAAATACTTTTAACGCTGATGAATTAATTTTAGTAAATGATTATATCAGCAACTACCTTATACAAGTTTCTTATTACGAAATTATACCTGCATTACATTTACGTTCAATGAACGTTGGTGTTGTTAAAGCAGGTGCAGTTGATGGTGGACGTGATGGTGTTGATATTGAAACAATGAAATATCTTCGTAACATCCAAAAGCAACGTGCAGATTTTTATATGATGAGATTGCAGGATTATCTTATTACAGGTGAAGGTCAAAACAAATTCCCTGACTACAATACTCAAACAACGAGGGATGGTATGATTGCAAACAGAAGCGAAAAATACAACTCTCCTATATACTTAAACCACACATCAAGGTATGGTTATAGTTTAGCGCAGACAATGAGAAACTTAGATGTTTATTCAGACCAGGCGCATTATAACCCTCCTTGTATGGATTGCGGATATTAAAATTAAATTATGAACGACACAATTATATTATTAATCTCAAACGCACTAACAGGTGCAGCAGGATTTTTTGCAGGTAAAAGACGCACTGATGCAGAAACAGACAATCAAGTGCTACGCAATCTTGAATTATCGGTAGGTATATATACCAAAATTATTGATGACCTTAAAGAAGAAATACACGAGTTGAATGTAAAGGTTCAAGACCTACAAAAGATGGTGGATGAATTGATGTTAGAAAATCGTAAATTAAAAAATACTATATAATGAATATTGTCTGGCAAAATCTACCATCCAAATCTTGCCAGACAATATTGTGCTGGTGCAAATAAAAAACCCCATCCACAAATGGATAGGGTCTATTAGGGTCAGGAAAATTTTTATGAAAAAAAACCTAACCTAATTTATTTTTGTTTGAAAAATGAAGACATAAGTTTATTTATATCCTTAAATTGTTTAGCTAATCTTTCACTTTCAATATCAGCTTTCTTTTGCGCTGCAGTTTTTATGCGAGGCTTCTTAGGTTTTTCAGTCAGCAGCT